TCGCTATCACTTATTACCACCTCACCTCCTCTCAAAGTCAGATCGAGGCTTGTTCCCTAAATACCTACGTACCCAGCTGTGGTCCTACCAGGGAGTCCTTGGGTCATGACGAGACGGGACGTCCGCAATCTGTCGCAATAACGCCACCAGATTCCTTCCGCGTCCGCGCCTCCTGTGGGCAATTTCTTACCCAACCGACTGAGGAAATTATTGGGAGGAGCAACAACTTCTACCGTAGCTTTAATGACCATTCGAACCGTCACGTTGTTCGGGCTCGACAAAAGGCCCACGATAGGAACCCAAGGTGCATTGTAACTACCAGTAGTGGACGTTCCGGAGGTATTACCATAACCCGTCGTCCAAGCGCCGCTTCCTGTGGGTACTGGGGTAAACTCCAAGGCAGACCGTTCTTGCATGCAAGTGTGCAAGCAATGAGTACGGGTCAACTGGGCACAGGGAACCTCTACCAACCCTCGATGCTCATTCATCGAATTGTACATGCTATAAAACTCTGGAGCGGCTCCAGATGATGCCAATGGAACACCCGACTGGACCCAACGGACCAGTGTTAAGGTGCTATTAACCGACGACAAAGCATCCGTAACCATAAACTCCACGCAATAAGAAGTAAACCTCACGGATAAATTGTCCTGCGCTCCTGACGTACCAGTCGGTTGGAGCATAGTCGTGAGAAAAGGATCAATAAGTGTGGTTTGAGTCACAGCTGTTGAAGCGTTGGGTGGCTGAACCGCCTGATTGTAAATGACACCCAAACAATCATTGAATGGGGCAAATAAACCAAGTGCAGAACCACCTCCCGCAATAGAAAATGCGTTAGACCTGAAACATACAGGAAACCGAAACGCACTGACAGCATTGTAACACGGACACACCGGTATCCCGTTGGTAACCTTCTTCTTGCGTTGTTGCTGAGGAACAGGAGCATGCTTCTTATCCTTCTTCTGTTTCTTTCTGCCAGCGCCGCCGCCGGCTGCCATCTTAGTAGCTTTCTTTCCTTTGGGTTCACCCATGGTGGGAATAAAGAACACAAACGACAAACCAAACTAGCCCAAGATGCTACAAGAGCACTCGCCCGGTGAGACGATTCCCCTTTCACGCAGAGGTGCGGCCGTAGTAACATTTCTGTCCTGATGTTTTACAAGGCGGACGTCTTCAGTTGGCTCCTTGGATAGCAAGCTATCGAGGAGCGCAATATGTACAAAGGAAGCGCCACCACCTGAAACAAAATCACAAAATTACAAAATTCGCAAGGCTATAATAGCGAGCAAAACAAAAATGGACCTACAATCCGTGATGCGAGAAATGCAGGTTAAACGTTCTGTACAAAGCCACTTACCAGCGACCGGCTCATGCTGCTGCAGCAGCCGCAGGAGCATTGACAACAAAACTGGCCCTCAGCTTAGCAACAACTGGGGCGGGCAGAAATTTGTACACTTCTTCAGCACTCATATCTGGCGTAACGCTGCAAGCACCTGCTTCCCATTTCCCTATCATAGTAGGAGTAATGTTGCCTCCAACTGATGCTGAAACCAGTCTCGACAAATTATCCTTACTGACAGGTACTTCGTTGTACGCGTCTCGCAAAATGTCCTTCAAACCAGCAAAAGTAATCTTGTCCTGACCTGAAATAAGTTTCACGTCGTAACCAGTCAACTCTACGCTGGAAGCCACATCTTGAAGCTTCGCTAACCAACTATCCGCGAGCTTTTCATAATACATAGCTGCGGCGGGAAATCTAGCAGTGCTTATAGCTCTCATATAAAACGCAGAAACAATGCTAGTCAGTTTATCTACTGGCTCTCCCTTCGCGACGGAAGCACCACTCACAATGAGTGTTCGAACCACATCCGGAATATAAACACCCTTAACGGTACGTCCATTTACGCATAAGAAATGGATGCCACAAAACTCTATCCGCTTCGGATCCTTCCTGGTTCCTTCAACGTACACGAGTTTCACATCCAGACCTAACCGCGCATAATCGGCGATAACTTCAGCTTGCCATGCCTTCGCACGTGCGTCGAGCTGACCAGCAAAGTCATCGCCCTCGGCCCAAAATCGAAAATAAAGATCTGCGCCGTCGCGTCCGATAAAGATGAAATCGAATTTCCGAACATCATCTACTTCCCACAACCTCCAAGGGTTCAGAGTGTGGGTACAGAGCGTGCTCCCTATCTCTTCCAAGAAATTCCCAGAAGAAGTCCTGCGGTTTCCGGACGTGCGATACAACCAATTGATAACCAATTTGTAGGTAGTGTCGTCTTTAAGCCCATCCAATGTACGTTTGCC